CACATCTCTGGACCAGATGGCCTCAGCTTCCTAGGCAACACATTCCGCCGACACAGGAGGAACGGCATGTACGTCCCCGTCGGAAAAGAGGAACATGCCTGGTCCAGTTTGCGGTTCCCGCTCCGCAACTGTCGCGACATCGCGGATTCTGCCGAAAGGGTCATCGGAATCTGGATCACTTACTTCTACTGCCGCTGGGTGTGCGACTGGTGTGAGGAGTGGATACACCGCCACCGGTACGAGCTCGCGCGCATCCACGAAGGACTCAGGGAGCTGGACCTCATCGGTGAGTTCAACTTGCCGGGTGTTCCTACCCGAGAGTGGATCGATGCACTGTGGACTGGTGAAGAAGCTGTAGGTGCCCGGGGTGATTGCCGCATCCTAAAGCTTCTCACCATGTCCGGAAAGCAGAGCAAGCAGCAGAAGAAGCAGGCTGGCAAAAAGGGCCGCAACGGGTTCATCCCTGCGAAGGGCCGCCAGTCGAAAGTGCAGATCGTGTACGTCCCTCGGCCCGTCCGTCAACCGGTTAAGAAGAAGCTCGACGTGCGTGTTGGCCGTGTCCCTGGCGGCTACACATCGAACACACGCGCGGCCAGCTACCGCGCCCTGCCGGACGGCTCATTGTCGGTCTCCGGTTGTGAGTTGGTCGGCACAATCTCGACCACTGGTGTCCCCACGCAAGGTGATGTTTTGTACTCCCTAGCGTTGGCTGGCGTGACGCGCTCACTCACGCTGGAAGCCACCAAGCCGCTGTTCTCACTGTGGAACGTGCCCATCAGCGGTGGGATGGGACCATCAGCTGACAACCCCGCCACACGGATTGGGTGGCTCATGCAGGGTTGGTCGAAGTTCGCCTTTATCAAGGCCCATCTGCGGTTCGTACCCTCAGTCGCCTTCACCCAGGCAGGAACCATCACAATGGTCGCCTGGGAGGACCCCGCGGAACCCCTGCCCGCGGTCGCAGGGGCCACCATCGACAACTGGCGCCGCGCAACGCAGTGTCAGTTCCACACGCAGGGGTCTGTCACGCAGCAATTGACACTGCGCGCGCCTCTTGAGCGGCCAGGTGTCCACTACTACGTCGACCGGCGCGGCGCACAATCTTCCCTGTCCGAGGCGGACGTACGCCAGTACGCAGCGGGTGCATTCCAGGTCGTCGCCGGTTCCAACATGGCGGCGAACACGTCGTACGGCAACCTGTACCTGGACTACGAGGTCCACCTCATCGGTCCTGAGCTCCCCTCGATGTTGAACGGTAGCGAGTCCAGTGACTCTGAGGCCGTTGCCCTCAAGATGGGTGTCAACATTTTCGACGGGGTCACATCAACACCGATCGCTCCAGCCTTGGGCAACATGGTCCTGTCTACCACCCAGTATGACCTGCCCGACTGGATCAATGCCGCCGGCCAAATCATCAGGGCAGGTATGTATCTGTACGACATTGGCGCCACCATCCCAACGAACGGCACCGGAGCAATCCAGCTCAACAGCACAAATGTCTACAACGCTGCCCTTGGCAACCTGTTCACTGCCCTGTCGGGTGGTTCTGAACTCGCCCTCAATCAGACTGTCACTGGACCTGCCTACCAGTCGACATCGTCCAAGCGCGTGGTCTTCAACGTCACTGACCAGCAAATTGCGACGGGTGGTGGTGTCTTCAACCTCCCAGGCTTCATCAACACCAGCGTTGGCAAGCTGGGCAACCTCACCGGTGCAACGGGAGACACGCTTTCGGCAGTTGCCGTCATGCTGGCCCGCCTGAGTAACCCGGTCGCAATGCTGCGCACCCGGGCCCGGGCGGTTGAAAGCGACGAGCGCATGGACCTCGTCGTCGACTGGCTTACCATGTTCCCAGACGAGCGGCTGTGGGGCCCCAGGCTCTTCACGGTCGCAGGCACGGACGAACCCGTTTGGGATGTGAGCTGGTCGGAGCTCGAAGGGGTTCTTATCTCCGATATCGACAACGGGGTTCCTACCGCACAAGGTTTGTTCGGGGGGGCCTCGTCGTCCGGAACGCGGGATGAGGATTTCGAGCTCGTCGAAGTAGATGTGGTGGTACCGCGCCGCATCAGCGCGTTTGGTTCTCCAACCACTGGCACTCTTGTCAGGAAGGTCGGAGCCAGCACCCCGCGCTAAACCAATAGGGTGCGATTTGGGATGGCCAGCAATCAGAGACCACAGTGGAGATTGCTGAACAGCAGGTGGCTTCAGGCCACGAACAAAGGGTCAAGGTCTGTGGACCGATGCCCTCTCACGCCCATAGCCATTTGGAGTAGTTCTTTTCCCAGCAGGGTTTTCGGCTTATTGAAAACTCGCACTCGAGAGTG